AGGCTCAATTTTCCTCAGGATCTCTTGGCTGAAGGGAAAGACGTCTGCGAGGTAATTTAGCTTCGACTGCACCTGCTCAGGGGTCGCTTGATAGTCTGTGCGAAATTCTTCCAGTATCGGAGCCCACGTTCCACGCTCAGCCTGCTGCCGTGTGGCCAGCTGATTCACGGTAGGCGGCTGCTGCCTTACATTCATCATCAGGTAGGGCAACTGCTGCATCCACTGGTCAAAGAAATTCCGCTGTGGTTGCTGGCGTTGTTGAGGCCGTCCGACTTTTGTCCCCATCTACTTCGCCTTCGGTGGCTCCCCACCCCAAGGATCAACCGGAGTCCCGATGCCTCCAAACTCCGATGAACCCCCATACATTCGTTCCAAGGGATCTTCTTTCGGGACACAGGTGCCTGTTGTCGCATCCCATGTCCCGCCTGTCACCTCACACATCAGTTGTGTCATCTGCTGGAGTTGGGCTTGCTGCTCAAGCAGCCCACCAGTGCGCCCCGCCATATCAAGGGCGAATTTCTTGACGCCGCTATCAGGCTTTTTCCGCCGTTCAATCATTTGCCCTGAACTTCCGATACTTATATCGCGTCCCATTAGACCATCCCTCCTCGTCGTCGACGGTTCAAGACACTCGCCGCATTAACGGCTCCCGGTTCTCCAATACCAGCGACAGCTCCTAATGCGCCAAAGTTGCCAAGGTCTTCCATGGCGGGCCCAGCTTGCGCTGGTTGGTTTAAGGCGCTTTGAGCCGGAGCAATCCGTCCTCCCATGGGAGGGCCGCCTCCTGCTTGTGCTGGTGGGGCTGGTCGTCGTCGCCGTGTCGGACCTCCCCCTCCTACTGGGCCACCGCCAATGTTTGGCCGTTGCACATGCGGACTGGCCATCCCGCCCGCAGGGGTATACGGTCGTCCGCCGCCCCCACCGCCGGGCCCTTGATAGTCGGGCTCACCGGGATACGGAAGGCGTTGTCCAGTACGTTGGTCTATCGGCATACAATGCTCCTATGTTAATCAAACACGTCATACGGCACCTGCCCAGCTGCTGTAGCTTGTATGCTGGCCAGATGCGATTGCAATAAGGGTAATAGTTGCGCGAGTCGTCCATTCTGTACCATGTCAATGAACTGTTCCCGCTGCAAGCCGTAATTGGCAAGGAACTTGCTCCACTCAATGTCTCGATCTAAGTTCGCAATCGCGGTATCGTTCAACATCCGCTGCCGTTCAGTCCATGTCTGGGCTGTTTGCAGCATGTTCCGGGCCTGTTGGTCTGACATGCCTGATGCAAGAGACAAGGTGCTGCTCAAGCGGTCTTCACGCCGCTGGGCTTGAGCTTGCGCTATATCCGCACCTTGCGTCAGCGCATCTCGATACCGCTCATCTGCCCGATTCATCTGGGCCATCGCCAGCTGCTGTCCAGCTGCAGCATATTCAGGGGCGAGGCGTTCTTCGAGGCCTTCCATGAACTCAATCTCTGGCCCTTGACCCAAGATATTCCGCGCAGCCATCGCGGCCTGTCCCTGCGCCAACTGCGCTCGACGCATGGCATCAATCGGAGAACGTGCCTGCTCAAATTCCATGGCCTGTAACTGGGTATCCCGCGGTAAGACCCCTTGCGATTCAATCAGGTCTTCTAAATCACGTTGGACATACTCACCGCCGAAGGGGGTTTCAGCAGCCCCTCCACCACCCCCGGCTCCCAGTATCTGGGACAGCGCACCTTCAGTCTGCAGTGCAAGGTTGGTCGGGACAATCCCGCCTTCCTCACTCATCCGCCGCAGCCCGGCATTCACGCGCTGTGAAATCGGGTCATCCCCCCAGTTTGTAATTCCAATCGTCTGCATCTCTGGTGGGGTGTACGGATAGTCAATGGTTTGCACGGGGTCTTGGATGTCCCCCGTTCCCGGATCAAGCGGATCTACAGGCCTATCTAAAGGAAAGGTGTTGGGATCGGTGTCGATGGTCGTCTCGCGGCCATCGTCAACATTGTTGCCGTTCCCAGTGCCATCATCCCACTCCCCTTCATACCCACCCGGCACCCATGGGTAGCCGGTATACGGTGTTTCAGCGGAGACATGGTAGTCAGTATCACCTTCAGGCCCCAGCACGTCATACGTTGGACGCCAGCTTCGGTTCGCTGTGGCCATGGGATCAAAGGCAAGGCTGTAGTCTGAGCCCTCGCCAAAGAGGCCGCCGAGTCCTGAGTCTGCCCCGCCCAAATCTTCCTGATTGAACGGCATGAGTGCATCAGGGCCAAGTCCGGGGCCCGTGCCTTCAGGGCCGTAGCCAAGGGAGTAATCTTCCCAACCTCCTATTGCACCGGGAACAGATGAGGGGTCTGTGCCAGTCCCTTCCCACCAGTCACCCCCGGCACCATAGTCTCCCCATCCCCACGGTTCAAGACCTTCAATGGTTCCCGTATCATGTGCGTACTGTGGCGCGTTCTTTGGGCGTTCTGGCATCACTAGTCTCCCGGATGTCCGCCGTGTCCCGTATCTGGATTAGGCCCTGCTGGATCGTGAATGCGCTTTCTCCAGTTCCTGCGGGCCTGCTCTGCGTCAGTCGTTTCTGTGTAATCCTGATTCGGCGCAAGTCTTCGTCTGGTGCCTTGATCGTAGGTGCCTAGTAATGGCCGACCAGCAGGGGCTCCAGCCACCTCATCTGCAGGCACTCCACCCCGCGGATTCGTAAAGCCACTGCCTTGGAATAAGTCAGGGTTTGCAACCGGGCCGACTGCACTTTCATCCATCCCAAGGACGCCGGTTACCGGGTCTTCCGTCACACCCAACAGTTCCAGATTTGCCATCAAGCGGGGAATCCCACCGCCTACCGTTGGTGTGCCGGGAATCTGTGGTTGATCAAGACCGCCAAACCGCTCATGGACAGGCCGTAAGTCTTTTCCTGTCGCATCCCGTTCCCCTTCAACCTGAGGTCTGGTATAGCGAGGCACATACTCACCCCCAAACCACCGCTTGGTCTGGAGCGGGGCCCTTGAAACGCCACCGCCGACATCCAACTCCCCAACATCACTGGATTTCCCTGTTTTCGGATCTCGATATTGAGGCTGCATCTTGTATTGATCTGGGGCTGTCCAGTCAGCGAGTGTTGGGTCTGTCCAATCGGGCTGGGCAAACTGTGCCCCCGGACGATAAAGATATTGTTGGGGGTTAAAGAGGGCCGGGTCTTGCGATGTCACACCAACAGGCCCCGGCAATCCACCGCCGGCCCGGACTCCAATAGGTTGGACAAAGGCTCCGGGGATATCGACTGGCCCCGCCGCCCGTTCTGCCAGAATGCCCTGCAACTGAGCCCGATCCCGCATCTGCTGCTCAAGCTGCAGGCGTGGATCGAGAAAGTCTCCGGGCTGGCGGGACAGCGATGCTAGCATTTGTGGGTCTTCAACCCCCGCAAAGGCATTGGAGGCCGCACTTAAGCCTCCCCCTAACAAGGCTGGCAACCAGAATGATGCACCTGCAGGATCTCCCATACTATCCCCCGTTCACCGTCAATGTCTTCGTTAACAGGACTGTTTCAGGCACAGTAAACCCTAAGCGTTTTGCTAGATGTACCGCTCCACGCCCACCACTAATCGAGGCAAAGACACGGGACATCCCTATACCAGCAAGTGTGTCAGTCAGTGTCTCATCAATGGCCTTCGCGGCCTGCAGACTATAGCGTCGCTGCGAAGCATCAATGTAAATATGTGCCATCCCACTGGATCGATCTGCTGGAATATGCGTCAATGTAAAAAATCCCAAGGGTGCTGTGTCCTTATCAATCATCCAGAAGAGTGCATAGCCCCGTCGAACCGCTTCAAATAAGTCGTTAAATGCGGCCATGCACTCAAAGTCTGCTGATAACTTCGTCTGTGGCCCAAAGAGTGCCTGCAATCCTGCCACATCCTCTGCGTACCACTTGAGTAAATGTTCTCCATCTGACTCCTGAAAAGCCCGCAGCGTAAATTTGTGCATTTCGAGTATATCACCCTGTTACGGCTAACGTAATACTCCCGCGCACATCCACATTATTTGTGATACTGGAGGGCCATGCTGCATGGTCAGTGCGGAAGCAATAGAGCTTATCCGTGCCCCCCGTCGTGATGTAACCCTCTGTATCAACTGACCCCCGCACGATGAGGGGCCCGGTGTAGGTGGTCGCGGCGGCTTTCATCCCTTTGGGGAGTTGAATCTGGAGTTGATTCCCCATCCCGGAGCCGGTCGTCGTGTCCTCCAGAAAAAAGTTCACCACTAGGAACTGGCCGATTTTTATATATTGATACTGCTTTTGGTCGGCGCTGGCGACCGTCCATGTGCCCGAATTGGCGGTGAAGTTCCCGGCGAGAAATGGTGTGCTTTGCCATCCTAACTCCTGTTGAATCCGTTGTAGTCTCCGACGGGTGTCCAAAGCTGAGAAATAGAGCGACCGCACTGCTTCAACAGTGACATGGCCTGCCTCTTCCCGGATACGGGAAAAGTCTGGCGTCGGGAAGTCGAGAGAAATGTTTGAACGGGCCATGATTAACCAAGACCAAGGTCTTTGCGATGTTTCTTCCACAACTTCTCGACCGCTGCCCGCCACTCTGGGACGGTTTCAGCGCCGGCTAACTTCTGCCCCTTCTTTACAATGCCATACTGTAACAAGATGTGATATTTCTGTGGAGTTGACACGACTGGCATACCCGGCTTCCAATGATACGGAGGCCCAGAGGGATCGGGCTGCGCGAACTCAGGCCCTCCATACGGTTGATCTACACCAACATCTGCCCGCGCAAGTGCCTCAGCCTCTTCACGAGCCTCTACACGGGCTGCTCTTTTCTTAGCTGCGTGCTGTTGCTGTCTCCCTTTTTTAACCATGTATGACGGATGCTCTGACACAACACGAGCGTTACGGAAGAAATCCATATCGGCAACATTAACAACAAGTTCTTCCTCCGTGTTATGTCCCGTCATCACAATGGATTTCTTCGGGACATCAATGGCAAGGAGCTGCTCATTCATCCCTCCTGACGCAAAGTGATGCGCTGTATTTGGGCTCATAGAAAACGACCGTAAGGGTGAAAAGTCATCGGCTGGCCCCAAGAGTACCCCCGGCTCATACTGATTCTCACCCGCAAGCCTAAGATACTCCTGCAACCCATCTGCTTCTTTCTTGCTCATCCCTCGATACAGCGTAATGTAATCTTGCTCCGGCAGGATTTTGGCTAAGCCTGCTTGTAACCGCGCCCCAACCGGAATGCCAGATTGCTCCGCGATGCTTAGAAGCCTGAGCAATTCTGGGTCTTTTGTAGTATTAAAGTCATGGGACGTCCGCGCTGACATAGCGTCCAAAAGCTCCCGCCGGAGCCTGTCTTGGTCAACTTCACCAGCAAGCCTCCAGCTCCTCCCGTCTGTCGGGTCAACCTTCCACCTGCTCGATGTCACCCACTTTGGCTGGAGTGGATCCATTACGACACCCCCCGCGAAGTTTGGATCAGGTGCTAAGAGCTCATCCCAACTTATATTAGGAACGAGGCCTTGCTCCCGCAACGCGGCTACATTCGGCGGATCTGTTCCAACGGGGACGTGTTCAAATTTATGCAAGCCCGGCCCGATAGTCTGATAATCGTCTTTCAGCTTTTTCCCAATGCCTAGCTTGCCGATAAAGGTATCCGGCATCCCTTGAGGATTCATTGCCCCAAACAGCTGACGGCGGGCTGTAGAGTACGCTGTGCCCGCTATCCCCATGCCAGCTAACCAACTTAGATACTCTCCCCAATCTTCTGCCCGCATAGGGAGGGGCTTACCTTCGGCATCTCTCCTCCCAAGGCCCATCTCCCAAAATGGACGGTCAGTCTCATGAACCCCAAAGAAGCCCTTGACGCCGCGTCCGAGAGCTGACTCACCCACTCTCCGCGTCACATCACTCGCTGTATCTGAAACGCCATACAGCGCCCGCCACGCATCATCCCCCATGCCGGGACGATCGGCGGTGCGTGCTCTCCGCATCCGTGCCTGCTCCTGCTGTGCCTGCTCATCTGCGAGGCGTTGCATTTCGGAAGAGAGGGGAGGCACAGAGGGTGCGCGGCGAAAGAGTTGTGGAGGCATTACTGCAACCGCCTCGTCGCTCCCGGCAGCACCTGAAAGCCCAGCGTCATGCCTTCCAGACTCCAACTGCCGTTGGAGGCATTGTCACTGATGCGAATCCGACAGCCGACATCCTGAATAAAATCGCCGTTGGTGCCTTCCATGTTGATAATGGTCTGCACAGAATCAAAGGGAAGCGTGATGTTGGATTCGTCGTCGGTCTGAATGCCGTTGCCATCATCTGTAATCAACTGCAATCCAATGGGCTCTAACGATTTACTCGCTCCGCCCCGCGCAACCGATTCATCCGACGAACTGCCTGACATCCACTCCACGGTCAGCGTGACATCCGATTCTGCCTCCGCCACGATGTCCAGCCAGCGAAAGCGTTTCACGAAAGGCATCATCTTCTGGGGCTCACGCACATTCCATGAATTATCCGTGCCGTAGATGACTTTTGTAATCCACCGCGCTGGAATCGTATCGCCGTCGAAGCTGTCCCCACTGAAGAACTTGTAGCAGAAGCCTCCCTTGGAGGTCTGGGCTTCTCCAGTCAGCAGAATCTGCGTATCGCTTGATGTTTCTATTGTGGTGGCTGCGGCCATGGGCATATCGGGCCACACATACCAGACCCCCCACCGATAGTTCCAGACGACGGCCTGATTACACTCCGCGTCTTCCCCCGAGGGAGTGGGCCCCGGCCAGAACCACACGACATGCCCATTCTCAATGTCATGCACTGCATGAATCTTCTTGATCTGGGCATACAAAAAGGTCTTCAGGGTTTCCTTGACAGGGGTGCTGATCGTGATGTCATTGTTCCCATCAAAGATACGAATGTCCCCAAGGGGGGTGAAGTAGGCCTGCATAACCTTGGAGGTGACCACCTGATTCCCTGACGCATCGGTATAGACTGCCCCGGCTGGGATCGGGACAATGGACTTCTGGGATACCGCACCCACGACAGCATTCGATTTCGTACGCACCCAATCCATCACATCGGAGACGACTTGTCCGGTGCCGGTGACCGTCCAGATGGAACGCTCAAGGAACACAACCAATGCTCCCTCGAAATCCCCGACCATCCCGGTGATGATGTCCCCCACAGATGTTTGATCTGTAAAATCAAGGTAGTTGTTTGCTCCCACCTGATCGGGTTTTCCCGGATCGGACCAAAAGACACGACGGGGATTGGTGTCGGTGCGTCCCCACCAGAGGCGTTGTTTGTGCGGCTCACAGAAGTAACTCCCGGTCGCAGGGGCATCGCCATGCTCTTCAATCAGTCGATGCTCCAGAATGTCCAAGTCAGACGCATTGTCGGTATAACTGGTGGTGGTGCGCCCATCAATGAACGTGACAAAGTAATAGTTCGCCCCGGTGCCAGTGGTGCGATAGAGTTCGTAGCCGGTGATATCGGTATCTGAGTCCGCCGTCCATGACAGATTCGCCTGTTCGTCCTGCAGTTGGATGACATTGGAGGTCACACTCCCTGCTGACCGCGCCTCTGCCGCATCCACACTGACCATCTTCCATGTATACGACCCATTAAGCTGCCCTGCCGCCGTATTGACTGCCGCTGAGATCGTCGGAGACTTGCCGCTGGCTCCGGCAGTCGCCAATGATGACCCGTTCCAGACCCGTGGCGCGACCACGCCATTCGCAAAGAACAGATTGTTGTCCACTTGGGCGAAATCCGGGATAGACCCCACCGACCCACTGCCTAAATCCGCAATGAACGTCCACGACGCACCGTCATTGGTGCTGTACCAGAGTTCATATTCACTCGACGCGGCCTCGAACACGCCGACTAACTGGCGCGTGAAGCTGCTGCCTGTCTGGCGATAGGCCCGAAGGGCACGGAGTCGCGTCGCGGCAGCCCCAGTATTGGTGGTGACCGCCGAACTGTTCTGCTTGCTGTAGCCGTGGATCTTCTTGGCCCGTCCCAGTTTGTCAATCCACAGATTGCGACTACCGCTGGAGGAATAGATCGACGGCAACGCCACCGAATGAATGCCCTCTTGGGTGCCGAGAAAGACTGTGAATGTCTGGGTCTGGATGGGATAGGCCATTAGTCGCTTGAGGGTGCTCCTCGAATATCATCCACCACTGCTGCAAGTTTTGCATGGGCGTTGCGTAAGGCCACCTCTGCATCAATCACCGCCCCCACAGCATCAGTTAAGGTCTGGTCATTGAGGAGGTCACGGTTCGTGGCATCTTCTGCGATCGTCAACAAGGTGCCGGTCAGGTCAATCGCCCGTTGCCGCTTGGTTGCACTGGGCTGATCAATCACGACATCTTCCACCACCTGAATCGACGTGGAAATCGCCTTGAGGATAGCTCCTGCCGGTCCCCCAATAAGCGGCACGAATGGTATGAGTCCTTTAAGCACGCCCCCAATTTTTCGCCACGGCAGTCCCATATCTAGATCCTTTCATTGTGTGGCCCCGGCGGAGAGATCGAACGAGGCCCCATGCTCTAAGAGAATTTTACCCCGTTTTCTGGCATTGTCGAGCGTGCGCGTCGGCTTCCACGGTTGCCCCGCATAGACATCGGGAATGGAATGCTCTCCCACCGCATTAGTGTGCCGCTCAAGTCGTCCAGCGGCTTGCCAGTTTGCCATTCGCATCGAGTTTTCAGACACAAACCCTGCGGCCCCGTCATAGGAATGATTACCCCCAGTCACGCGATCCTCTGGTCGATTCTGACCACCAGTCGGGGTGTCAAATCCCGTTTGAAGCAACGAAATCACGTCCCCATCCACCCCGGCGAAGTCATCCACGGGAATCTGTTCCAAGGCCCGTTCGTGACACGCCACGGGCAGCTGTGGGGCTCCCCGTCTGATGGCACGAAACAGCGCATTGCGTTCCGCCATCTGTGATCCGCCATACACATCACCCAATTCCCGCATGGGAACGGCAAAATGGCAGAGGTCAGACACCAGTTCGGCTGTGGCCTTAAGCTGATCAACTAACTTGGCATGATTCCCCTGTAAGTCCTGCCGAAAAAACTCTTGGCTCATTAGCCATGCAATGGGAGCTTTGTCAGCACGAATCACACGTTCAAAGACTTCACGCACACGGTTTGGGTTGGTCAGGGCGTTGAAGGGTATCTCAGACAACTCCGGTCGAATGCCCGTTGAGCAGCAGATAATGACATGCGTGGAGTGGGAGGCGATTTCCTCCAACCGAAGATAGCGGTCAATCTTATTGTTGTCCCACGTCATCATGCGTTGAGAGGCCAGCCAAAATTCCTGATTTCCGGGATAGAGCCATGTCCCTTTAGCGTGTCTCCAGTCATGCAAGAGGCCATTCTTGGGGTCTTCGGGCAAGCACGGTTCCTCGCCCTGCTCCTCCCGCAGCCATGCAGCATAGTCGTCCAGTGTGGGACATTTGATGGCTTCCCCATACCAGAGGCTGGCTCCAAGTAACCACCGGGCATGGCCCAACTCCCAATCCTCTGGGGTATTGCCCGTAATCTCATAGAACACATTGATGATGTCTTCGTTCGATTCTCCACACAGCGACTTCCACGTCCCGGTGCCATGCTGGTTGGAGCCGTGCAGGTTGATGCCGGTGAATCGCTGATGGTCGTTAGGCACGGTTAGAGTTTGGCTTTAATCGCGGCCACCACCTGTGCGGTCACATCTTCGTCTGCGACATCAGAGAGGACTTCAACAATCGCTGCACTAACCGCATCAGTAGACAGCCGTGTTTCCGCCATGTGAGAAAGTTCTTGGTCAGAGGCAGCTTCAGCTTGTTCGTCTGTAACTGCGTCAAGCTCCTCTTGTGTGGGCTGGTTGCCATAACTGGCATCAGGAGGTGTCCATGACACAATGGCTCCGCCATCGCCACTGTCTACCAACACATAGATATTCGGCACAAAGGGGTCTGCCCCCCGACTCAGAATAACGGCATCGACTGAATGCTTAAACGTATGCGACATTGGGCCTCACATATGGAGATACCAGACCCGGAGACTACAATTCTGGAGTGCCGACGTAACATTGATGGACGACCCTCTGGTCTGGTACACAAAAAGCTGAATAGTATTCCCGGACGCCAGATGTTCAATCGTTCCAGCCGGTCCGGACGTATAGCCCCCACCACTGTCATAGCTTGACGTGCCCCCTGTCCAATCCCCATTCTTCCAGACACCCACCGCTCCAACGGCACCGTTGTAGTTATCTAAGAAAGCATGTCCTTGCGCGAGGTAGTATCCAGCGCGTGGAGCCGTGAAGCAATTTGAGGCGTGTGCGCCAGCCGTATCTGTCGTTACGCTGTCAAGCACAATCTTCGTCCATGACCCTGTGCCAATAGATTGGGAAGCAGAAAGGGTGGCCTTGTAATACATCGTGATGCGTTCGTCTTCAATGAACCAATTTGACCCATCACAGACCAATGTCACGTAGTCATACTGCACATAGAGCTTGATGCTGGTTTCACCTGACAGTGTTTCGGAACCGTTCCCATCCACTGTGACAGCATTGGTGTTCGATGTGGTCTTAACGACTTGAATGCGTCGTCCAGTATTCCCGGAGGCGGCAAATAACGTAATGGTAAATGCCCCTCCAGCGGGGTCACATTTGATAACCGCATCCACACCAGCATCGCCCGTCGTGACCGTATAATCCCCAGTCTTACTTAAGACGGTTGCCGCTTGATTTGAGGTTAACGCCGTTGCCCATGAGCTATCGCCCCGCAGGAAAGTTGTGCTACTCGCCGTGCCACTCCCTAATCTGGCGGTTGCCACGGTGCCTGACGATAGATTGCTGGCATTGAGCGTAGTGAGGTTGGCTCCACTGAGGTCATCAATGATGGTGGAACTCAACGGCCCTTCAAGTTTGCCGTCTGTGCCCACCAAGGACACATTCCCTGTCCCAGCGTTAATCCCCCCACCAACATCCAGCGCACTGGCTCCCGTTCCACTAATCGACAGCCCTGTAAATTGTGGACTGTCTCCGGTGCCCACGCCGATACTGGTGCGGAGCGTGGCCCCACTTTCCGCCACCGGATCAGTAGACCCGTCCCCAACAATCATCTCCCCGTCAGAAAGCACCGCCATCGCCGTGACGGCTGATGTGCCACTCCCCAACAGTACGCCACCATCGGTCAGTGAACTGGCTCCCGTGCCGCCATCAGCAACCGCGACATCCGTGCCGCCAGCCCGATAGATAGCATTCCCTTCAATCGTGACATTTCCTGCGCTGGCACGGGCAATCGTGGTGTCACTCGCGGCTCCAAGCTCAATAGCGGTGAACTGTGGACTATCGCCCGTACCGACACCGATACTGGTGCGTAGTGTCGCGCCGCTTTCTGCGACAGGATCGGTGGAGCCATCCCCGACAATCATTTCTCCATCTGCCAGCACAGCCATTGCGGTAACGGCACTGGTGCCGCTGCCAAGTAAGACCCCGCCATCTGTGAGTGAGGTTGCGCCTGTGCCACCGTTCCCAACGGCGAGTGTGCCGGTGGCATTGCCAGCCGCCAGATAATAGCTACCCTCTTGCCCATCCAGTTTGTCGGCATCGAGATTTGCCACCACCGCTGCCCCGGAGTTCACCGCAAAAGGCGCACTGGTGCTGCGGCTGTAGGTATGCAGCCCTGTGATGGTGTAGGCGTTCTCCTCCGTGATTAACGTATTGTCTGTTAAATCAGCGTCGGTGTTGGCAACTTGGATATCGGCCATTAGCGAATCTCGTAGCCCACGTTAATCACGATTGTGGCTGTGCCAGACGATGTAGACGTTTCCGCATTCAGGGCCGTGTTCTCGGAGAGTTGGAGCCCATGAATCGCCAAGCCGTCCATCGCAAACCATTCCTGTGTGCGCTCATTTACGGTCGCACAGGTTTTCCGCAGCAACGTCGTGCCTCCGGCTCCATCTTCAAGCCTGAGTAGCGATCCAGCCCCCGCGACTGCCACGTCGATTGACCACCACAAGACCACAATGCGTTGCCCTTCGCCGGGAGCCGCAATAACAGACGTATCCGTATTGCTGGAAATACTTGAAGTTGCTTGAAACTGTCCTCGCGCCATTAGGCACTCCTATTCTGTATGAAAATACCGATAATCGTAACCCGGAGCTCGATCGCGGTTAAAGCGCGTCAAGGCATCAATCGCAGGCTTAAAGACTTCAGCTGCTGCCAGCGTGACACCCTGAATGTCGTCATCTTTTCCGACACGCAGGAGTTTTGCCGCGTATGTGGCAATGGGCATTAAGGCAATGTCCGGGTAGGCAAACGTCCCCCCGGCTGTGAGGTCACTCGCGGCCTTGAATCCGTAATAGCGCACAGTGTGGGTCGCATCAGGCAGCGGATCCCAATAGATATTCGTGCCGTTCGTCCAATATCGCACCGGACGGCCTGTTGTCGTGACGTTATATTGCAGCGTTGGGGCTAATGTCCCGGACTGGAAGTAATCGCCAGTGTAGCCGACACGATCTAAGTCCCATGATGGACGACTGGTCGTCGGGTCAATGAACTGCAAGCGGTCAATCCGCAACAGTCCCGACGGAAAAGCAGTATTCTCCGTATCAGCAGAGGTCGTCACCGTGCCCACGGTCGATCCTAAGACATTGGGATCCAAGGCTAAGATAGATTCGAAGTAATCCTGTGAGGCATTGACGGCACGAAGTGCCAGCGTCACGCCGGTTTCCCCGGATTGCAGCTGCAAGCCCCGATCCACAATCTCCATCAAGTCAAGGATGGATTGTCCCGTAGCCATTTAGTCTTCGTCCTCGTCGTCTTTGAGAGGCTTCCCCCCGCGGCGTGTCAGGCGCGGAGGTTCTGGCAACCCTTCTACCTCTGCCAATAAATCTTCAGGAATGTCACTTAACGGCCCCTCAGACACAATGATCGTAATGCTTGGCATTCCCTTCCGATTCACCTTCTTCTCATCTGCCATCTAATCCCCCGCGTGATGGTTCACAAACTTACTGCCTGAAGAGTGCCCCCGCATACTGACCTGAATCTTGGTATGGTCCCAATGCTCTGCCCCCACCTGATCCAAATCATCTTCCCGGTCAGTATCGCGTTTCTCCCGGTCGCGTTGCGCTTCCTCTTCAATCCGCGCCCAATACGCTTTCCCGGAACCCCACTTGAACCCGCTCTGCTCATAACAGGCCGCAAGCACGCGCTCATCAAGGGGCACAAACTGTGACTGGGAATCTTCCGCGACAAACAAGAGCAGCCATCCCATACTAATCCGGGGCCGGCGATACCAGACCAGCCACCGTTCACGCACAGGATGCCATGTCACGTCCAAATCCGGGTGCATGGCTTTCAACTGCGACCGGAAATGCGCCGGGGCAAACTTGACCCCGAACCGATTCGGATGCCAGAACTGCAGCGAGGCTTCCCGCGGTGGGGCATTGGGATGTACCTCTGCCATTAGCCAAAGACCTTCAAGCCAAATTCCCGCACCCGATCGTCTTTGCTGGTCTTGCAGTGCCGCGACATCCGCGCACGCGCAATGTTATAAGCCTGCCGGGACTCAGGGTTGTAATTAGTGCTCCATCCATCGACGGGACACTGAAGGAAACCTTTCTCCGCATCATGGACAAGCTCTGTGGGCAACGGTTCATCCTGCTGTACCCAATCCGGCACGAAGTCCTGCGGATTGATGTCCTGCAATTTGACGGCAAAGGGCACCCGATTCCCCTTCGTGTCCAGATAGGTCGTCACCTGCTTCGAATCAGACCCCACCCCACCACGATGTGGGCGGCCACGCCCATCCCATGCGTGCATGGTCGGGAAGCGTGGGGCTCCCCGGGCGGCCATCCCTTCCCATTTCTCCCACTCTGCCAGATACGTATTAATGGACGTTGAGATCGCTGCATGTCCTGCCCACGCATTCCCTCGATGCTTCTGAAGTTCAGACAGTTCATAAATAGCGCCCAAGACTTCCTGCACGGTGACAGGATTCACGCCTTCCGGCACTGCCTCCTGTAACGCGACCACTGGAGATTCATCCAGATGCTGCAGAAAGAACTTGTTCTCTTCGACCGAATAGCGTGCCGGATCAAAAACGTCCATAAGGCTCCTTAATACGTTGTATTCGTGCGAACCGGCTTCAGCACTATATGCACTGCCCCCTCATAGGCTGTCACCGTGCCGGTGTAATTCAACGCAAGTTGTTCCCCTTTATCGAGCTTGCGATTCGCAAGTGTCGATGTCAGGGTAGATTGAACGGGTGTGTTGGCCGTACTGTCCAACGCCAAGGCTGAACTGATGGCCGTCGTGAGACTACCGGGAGCCGTACCCGATGCGGCGACACCAACGTCTAACGTGGTGCTGCTAGCTCCGGCGGTACTGTGCGTTTCGCGCACATCCACAATTTCATAGTCCTGATCCGCGACAAAAATACACGTATCTGCCGCTTCTCCAGCTGAAATGGTGTAGGCCACATGCACGGGGGCAAGTTTTGCAATTGCTTTAATTCCCATGATTCCTTCTTTCTGGCGAAGTGACAGGGGAGAGGCGCAATGCCCCTCCCCCCACCTACTCAGGTCTAGCTTTCAGCAACGTCTTCGATTTTCGCACCGGCTGCTGGGTTGTCACTCAGCAGTTCACCCTGCCAGTACCACGCCACCTCGAAGGTGGTCGCAGTGGTCTGACGGAAGAACGGTGTGCCGTCGAAGATTTCACTGACTGGACGCGGCACCGCATTTTCCCCGTGACCGAGGAAGAAGTGTGACCGATCCAGACCAATGATGGTATTGGCCGCAAAATACGGATCCACATGCCATGGCTGCCCAGAGAATTTGTAGATGGTCTGTCCATCTCCGCCTTCGTCACCCTTCTGCTGCGCTCCGCCTGACCGTCCAACACCAGCCCCACCATCCAACGCCTTCGGTGAACTCATGGCGAAGTAGGTATCTTCACGCAAGAGTTCATGGTACCGGCGCACAATAGCAAGGTTACTGATATACGCATTCAGTGAGCCCCCACCCTTTTCACGGACGGAATCCTCAAGCTGCATGATGAGGTCTTCTGTCAATGCACGGTTGGTGCCCCCATTGGCCAACACGACTGACTCCCAATACTCATTGCCAGCTGTGCCTCTGTCGATGCCCCCGAAATCACCCTTCGGTGCTGGCGGATCATCATTATCAATAATCCCCAACAAGCCGTTGGTGTGGTACGAATAGCTAGAGGCGACCGTGTCCTGAATGACAAAGTAATCACCCGCTGCCGTACCACTCGGAGCCGAGCCACTAATTGTAATGGTGCGGTTCGGCACATCGACAGCAGTGACTGTCGCTGAGTCTGCGAGTTTGGCGTTGTTGTCGGACGCATCCATCAGGTCAACCACCATGCCCACATCCACACTCGGCAGTTCCGCAACCGTGATGGTGGTCTGGTTATCAGCCGCTGGCATTGTGGCCAGCTTGCCCAACCCATCTGACAACAGGTCAGCATTGATGAGCTTCAGGATACGACGACGGAACCCCGATTCCATCATCTTCAGGGCTGTCTGGAACGCAAACTTCGAGTTCCGGGCATCCTGCAGCACCTTCCACGACATATTGTACAGTCCCGCAAATTCTGTGAGACTGAAGGTCGCTTCCGCCGTGTCAGGGTTGAGGTTCGACGGCAATGTGCCACCTTCCGCCAATCCTGTCCACGCACCGGGGTTCTTCACCATGATGGGCATAATGAACTGACCGCGCCCACCCAGCGGCTTCTTGATTTTTTGGAACAGGTTCCATGTGACCACTTCTTGGTTCACAAGGTACAACACCTGATCCACCCCGTAGGTATACTTCAGGGCTTCAATAACATCTGTTGTACTCGCCATAGACTACTCCCCGCAGAGAGCACCTACTCGGATTGTTGTCCCGGATTCAGCATCGGCCAGAGTTCATTCGCACGGGCTTCAGGAGTCTTGTAGCCTCCGGTCTTCCCATCCGCAAACGACACCTCCCCACCCTTGGCAGGGAATGATGACTGCGCTCGAGCCGCTTCAGCAGCCTTCCGATCCATTTCACGGAACCCCTTTCGCATGGTTTCGAGGCGTTGCCGCACCATATTGGGGTATTCCGCATTGAGGTCATTGCCTTCGTGGGAGTAATACACATCCTGCAGGTATTCATTGACCCATGGTTCATCAGGGAGCTGATGGTCGTCACGCAACTTGGAGAATCGTTGCGACAGTTCAGCTTCAGCTTTCGCAGAGGTATGTTGCCCTAAGCCTTCCTTGACCGCCTTGTATTCTTTATACAAATGCGCCAAGGCTTGATCACGCTGATGAATGGCTTGGCTCAAAGGGTTAATCCCTTCTTGCATAATCCGTTCAACCAGCGTTGCGGCAGTAGGGCCATCCAGATATTGCATCTCCCGCAGCTGTGTCAGCAATTCATTCGTCGGGTTGGGCTGTGTTCCTGCCTGTTGCCGTTGCTGGAATTGCTGCTGTTGTAACTGCTGCTGCTGAAGCTGCTGTTGCTGGCTATACCACTTTTGTCGGCCTTCCTCAAACGATCGCCGTTCATCCGCCAGTGCTTGCGACTTCTTCGTAAACTCGGCCTGTACGTCCTTCGGCCACGATCCAGCAGAGGCTTCTCCGCTGTCAGGTGATGATTCTACAGGTTGATCCCCACTCGGGGCCTCCTCCTGTATAACCTCAGTTGATTCAAATTCGCTCATAGTGTCCCTCCGAGTGGAAAACGAGTGTGAGGGCGACGTATTCTTCTCGTGAAGAGTGTGCCGTCACGTATTCGTGTCCGTGTTCTTTTGCGACATACTATGCAGTATAAGAAGACTGAATTTACGCTGTCAACTCTTACTTCATCTTACTGTCGTGGTGGCCCCGGTGGCCCGGGGGGCTGCTGCTGCGTTTGGGCCATCGCTTGCGCGAGGGCTTCTGGGGCTTGCGGGGCAATCTGTTGACTCGCCCGCACTTGATCCAGTGCCATGTCCACCGCCTCAGCGGCAGCTTTCGCGGCAGCCTGTTGCGCGGCTTGTGCCACCGCAGACTGCACTTGCTGCTCTTGCATCCCCGCATTCCGCCGTTCTGAGGCTTCCATCAGGAATTGGCGGCATTTATTCCAGAATCCCACAAATCCCTGCTGAATCTCCGGGCTGGCTCCCAGAAATTCCATTGAGGCCATCTCAGATTCCAATTCATCCATGACGACCCGCAGATTCCAGAAGGGCATGGGAATATGCTCCGGGAGTTGCTGCCCCTGCCAGAGTCGCTCCACCAAGGACATGGCCAACTTGCGATACTTGGCTTCTGCCGCTTCGCGGCCCGTATCGCCCATATCCAAGTCCGCCGCAATCTTTTCTTTGTCAATGCGCCCGGTGCGTTCGTCGATATACAGCACACTGAGCGGTGATTGGAGATGTTCCCGGATTCGGGCT